TACGCGACGATCACTGAACAATACCTGTCCAGAAACAAGCAGAAGACGGAGACCGTATGATCTACTTCTGCGCGTTCATGCTGGTCCTGATATGGTTTGAACTGTCTACAATGCGACACGGATGGCGCTGGATAAAACGCCTGAAACGCAAGCCTCCGACCAAGGAATTCGTATGAGACTCCCGTTCCAGAAGCCGCGCCCTGTAACCGAGCAGGATCTTTCGCTCGATCCCGAGCAGAAGGAAATGCAGGAGGTTTCCGAAAACGACTCGCAGATCCTGAACTATGTGGACGAGCAGTTCAAGATCGCGTCGGATCATCGGTCTCCACTTGAAGTGGACTGGGCGTTGGGTGTCGCTTTCGAGGAAGGACGGCAATGGGTCGGCCTGTCCCGCGAAGCGGACAAACTGATCTCCCTCATCAACGAAGAGGAACGGCACCGCTACCTCACCGCGAACAAGGTGCGCCCGCTCCTGATGAAGGTTGAGTCCACCAGTACTCTTGCAGCTCCGGACGTCAAGGCCGTGGCTTTGACCGACGATCCTCTGGACGTTTCCGCAGCGAAGGAAGCAGAGTCCATTCGAGGACACTGCTCCCGCAAGTTCGACCGCGTCACCCAGACCAAGGAGCGCGTGGCGTGGGCATTGAAGTCCAGCACTTGTTTCCTCAAGGTGTATTGGGACGACAACAAGGAAAACACCATTCCGGTTGTGGACTTCGCGGGAAACGTGACTTTCGAGCAAGCCCCGGTAGGAGACATCTGCGAGGAGATCATCCCGGCGTTCTCTGTATTCCTCGATCCGACCGCCCGCGAGTGGGAGCAGGTGCGCTGGCTGATCCATGCCGAAACCAGGCCGCTGTCATTCTTCGTGGACAAGTTCGGCGAGAAGGGCAAGATGGTGAAGCCCGACGCCAAACGGCAGAACGCGGTGAACGGCTATGTCAACCGCTACCTGAACTCCGGCATCGGATTCGCTTCGCCTGTGCAGACGCCCGGTATGGGCAAGGGCATGGACGCGGCGATCTGCAAGGAATACTGGGAGAAGCCGTCCGCCAAGTTCAAACAAGGCAGGTACATCATCGTGGCGGGTGGAGTCGTTCTCTACCGTGGCCCGTGGCCTTACCAGAAGAGCGACGACTTCCCGTTCGTACCGTTGTCATACCAATCCCGATCCGACTCGCCTTACGGGCGTTCCCTCGCGGGAGAACTAATCTCGCTTCAATACACCTACAACCGCATCCTGTCCGCGAGCCTGGAGCAGGCCGAGCAGCAGGTGGACTTCGTGGCTATCGCCAAGGGCACAGGTGTGCAGGCTGATGCGTTCGACGAGATTCGTGGACGTGGCGTCAAGAAGATCTACTATGACAACACGGCGGGCATCCCGCCGGTGTTCAGTCGTAGCCAAGGCATCAGCCAAGACAAGTTGGCGTTCCTGCAAAAGATCGAGCGGGATATGCAGGACATCGCCGGTGTCCACGACGTGACGCAGGGCATGGCTCCCGCAGGTACTCCCGCCGAAGCCATCCGACTCCTTCAACAGGCGGACCAGACCCAGCACGCCTCGCTCCGCGCTTCCATCGAGAAGTCAGCCGTGAAGATCGCGGAATGGGAAGTTGCGTTGTACGCCGAGAAGGCGCCTCTGGATGTCATGCTCGGGATGCTGGACGACACGGGCACCGTGGAGCCGACGCAACCTGGAATGGAACCGGAGCAGGTATCAACGGCGGGCAATGTCATGTCCATGCGGGCGTTGCGCGAAGGAGGGCAATACCGTGTCATCTACACGCCAGGTTCCACTCTTTCGGAAGGCCCGGAAGAAAAGAACCAGAAGATCCTCACGCTCTACCAGATGGGCTTGCTTGGTATGCCGGGTTCGCCGGAGGCGTCGCGCCTCGCGATCAGCCTCATGGAACTGGCGGAGACGGATAAGATTCTCAAGTCTCTGGACGAGCAGGCGCAGGCCAAGGCTATGGCGGAGCAACAGCAGATGGAAGCCATGCAGTCCATGCAGCCTGATCCCATGCAGGAATTGCAGATGGAGGCTGCGAAGCAACAGATGCTGGTCGAGGCGCACGCCGAGAAAAACCAAATTGAACGGGATGCGGATGAACAAACAGCCGCGTCCATGCACCAACGTGAATTGCAGAAGATGGCTGTGAATTCCATCCTGCAACCGCGAAACCAACAACAGCAGTAAGGAAGGTCTATAATGGACGAAGAGGCGACAACGACCGTGGAATCGCCGACCACGGAGTCCGAGGTTCAGGCAGAAGCCATCGAAGCACCGGCGACGGGGGACGCGATAGTCCCGGAGATGGGCGAAGCCGAAGGTATGGAAAGTCAGGCGGAGCCTGGCCCTATTCCGTACTCAAGGTTCAAGGAAGTCAACGATCAGTTCCGAGCGTTGAAGGAGCAGAAGGAGCAGGAGGCGGCAATCCTCCAGCAATTCGGCTTCTCCAGCGTGGAGGAGATGAGGCAAGCCGCCGCACTCGAGCAACAGCGGATGGAAGAGCAGAACATCGCTGCTTACTTCCAAAACCAAGTGAACGAGGGCGAACTCGACGAACATACCGCATCCCTGCGGCAGGCAGTCGAGATGGAGCGGTTGCAACTGGCCCGTGAGCGGGCACAGATGCAGTCCTATCTTGCACAGCAGCAGAAGGCCGAAGCGTTCGCGCAGAATCCGGAAGCACAGCAAGCGCAGGATATGGTTGACGACTTGATCAACAGCGGCCTTCCGCCGCAACTTGCGGTTCAGAAAGTGGCGCAGATGGTCCAACGATTCAATCTCGCCGCCAAGACGCAAGCGATTCGTCAATCCGTCGCACCGACACCGATGAGCAGTTCAAACCAATCCGCTCAGCCCACGACGCCTATGAATCCCCTGGATGCATGGCGATCCCAAGCGAGCAAGCCGTGGCGTGAATTGTTCAACGGGTCGAAAGACATCGTTTAAGGAGTTTAGAAGATGGCTGCTTCCGCACAAGCCCTTACCCTCTACGATTACGGCGCCATGTCGAATGATCCTCTTGTCAAGAAGATCACGATGGGCCTGTACGACCAGGGTGTTTCCGTTCTCGACGTTCTCCCGATTGCGAACACCAAGAGCCTCAAGGCCAACGGTGTCCGCTTCCTCGCGGGTTCCCTGCCGACCGTCGGCGTGCGTAAACTGAACGGTGAGCCGACCGTTGTCCGCTCTGTTCCGAAGAAGTTTGAAGAGCAGGCGTACATCGTGTCGAACCAGTTCCAGATCGACCGCTTCCTTGATATGGAACAAAACGCCATTCAGGATCCGATTGATGTCCAGTTCATGGCGTGGCAAAAGTCGTTCATCCGCACGTTCTCGGACAAGTTCATCAACGCGGTGCCTACCACCGACGACGATTGGTTTGCCGGTTTGCGGTATCGCCTCGGAACTTTGGGCCAGGCGGAGTACGACATCCCGTCGGAAATGAACATGGCGGCCAATGGTTCCACCATTGACTTTACTCTTGCCAGCATGACATCGACGATTGCGGAAACGTTCTTTGAACAGTTGGACAAGGCTCTTGATTACGTTGGATCGCCTGAAGGCAACGGTTGTGTCATCTTTGTGAATGACACCGTCTTCCGACGTATCTCGACTGCGGCCAAGCGTGCTGGTGGTGGATCCCTTCTGGATCAAACGAGGGATAACTTCGACCGGATGATCACCACCTATCGCAATGCCCGGTTGCTTCAGTTGCCGCGCAAGTCGAACGATACCGACAAGATTATCACTGATACCGAAACGTCTGCTGGCGCGGATGGGTCTTCCGACTACTCCTCGCTGTATGTCTGCAAGTTCGGTGCTGATTTCTTCACCGGATGGCAGTTTGAACCGCTCGCGGTCAAGGATCTCGGGATTGACCCGACGGTCGGAACCCGCCGCAATGTTGTCGTGGATTGGGCTACCGGTTTGTTCCAAGCCAACCCGCGATCCGTTGCCCGCGTCTACGGCCTCAAGGTCAAGTAGGGAGGTATTGAAATGGCTTACGACGCTAATCTGCAACTTGCTAATGTAACCGGCAGTGACGGTGCGACAGCAGCAACTGCTATTGACTTGCTTACTGGATCTCTTCGTGGTCCTGTAATGTGGGCGCGTATCGAGGTGGGATCTGCGACTGTTTCCACTAACCCCTTGGTTTTGACGTTTACTATCGAGCATTCTAATACGAATGTAGATGGAGACTTCAAACTTCACACTAGTGGTGCTGATCAGACCGTTTCGATTCCTACCGGGGCGGCTCAGGTTACTGCTGGAAACCCCATTGTCTGGATTCCGATTGTCACGGATAAACGATATATCCGGGTCAAGCCAAGCAGGACTGGCGGGACTACTACCACTCTGGTGTACAACGCCTACATCACCAACTCGCATCCGCAGTAAGGATTGCATTGACGATGACGGGAGAGGGGCAACCCTCTCCCTGATTCATGGAGGACACGAATGCGTAAGTCTTGCGGGAGTGGAATGATGCACGGCAAGGAATCCAAAGCCGAGAAGAAGATGGAGCAGAAGGAATCCAAGTTGGAAATGCAAAAGACCAAGTTGGAGATCGCGAAACTCAAGCGCGAGATGCCCGCCAAGAAAGCCAAAGGTAAGTAAAATGGCGAAGCGCGACACTGGAATGGGTGGATCCGGATACCCCTCTGAATTTGCTTCAGTCAACCCTAAGACAAAGCGCATTGAATATAACAACGCTCAGTGGAAGAAGCAACGTGGTTCTGCTGGTCCTGATGCTGAGTTCAAAGAAATTATTTCCAACGGCAAGCCTGGGACTAAATTGCGTGCCATTGAGGAGATGCAGGGATTCAAGGTGCTTGTTAACGATGCTGCTCAGGCTCGCGAGTTGCAGCGCATGGATGGAAAAAAGCGTACTTCTCCGTCCTCGTTTACACAGATTCGCGAGAATCTCAAGAAGCCTGCGTCGGGAGAAGGCATTCGTGTCCAGCGTTTGGCCAACAGTGAATCAAAGCCAAAGCCCGCCGCGCCTTCCGCAAAGAAATCTACCCCTGCGCCTGAGTCCAAAAAGGCCGCTCCTGCAAAGGGGAAGGGCAAGTAAATGACGCGAGGCGAGATCAAGCGCAGGGTACGGATGTACTTCCCCGAGTCCGTGGGGACGCAGGGTTGGGACGACCCGTTCGCCTTGGACTCGCTGGTGAAGGATGCCGCGAACGAGGTAGCCAGGCTCACAGACTGCCTTGAAGACGTTCGCTACCTTGATGTCACCGCCGGGACGCAGACGTACTGCTCGCCGGATACCTACCGCCCGACGGCGGTGTTCATCAAGAACTCTTCTGATTCTTGGGAGCGGATGCGCGTGATGCGTTCCCAAGACGACAACTTCGACCAGTACCGGTTTGACTCCCAAGCCGATCCCCCGACGCACGTCGCGTTCCGAGGTGGCAACCAGATTCTGCTCGGCCCGACGCCTTCCGTGACCCGAGCTGCGGGATTGATGATCGAAGGATACGTCCAACCTGGTGACTACTGGGTCTACAATTCAGGCGGGACTGCCCAACCTGTGGCAGACACGGACGAGTGTCCGTTGCCGGTCTGGGCGCATGACGCCGTGGTCTACAACGTGCTTGTGAAGCGTGCCGAGATCGCCCGTGAGTTCAACATGGCCGAGATGTTCCGGGCGCAGTACCGCAAGCATCTGGGCGACGCGGAAGCCAAGTCCGGCTTGTACCAAGCCAGATCCGCGAAAGACTACACGGTGAGGCAGTTCTGATGGACAAGGATCTTCTGGTAGCGGTTCTCGGCCCATTCATCTCGACGGCTTCGATCATCACGACAATCATCCTGTCAAACAGAACGATGGCTAGTCAACACAAGTCCGAGGCGGACAGGTTGGACAGCAAGATGGCCGAGCGGGTCACCGTGCTGGAGACCAAGATGAACAACTGGATGGACCGTATCTCGACTTTCGAGCGGCACATCCAGAAGCAGATCGACGACTTGAAGTTGAGGCTTAGCGAGATAGAGAAGGAGATGCGCCGTGAAAAATCTGTCCGTTAGCCGTTTCCTCGCCGTCATCCTCGCGAGCGTCATGGTGGTTGTGTTGCCTGAACTCAATGCCGCGTTCAACGATCCGTTGCCTCCAGGTGCAGGTATGGAAGAGATAGCGCATCGCGTTCAGGCGGGGTTGACCCGTAGCGTCAACACCGCGATCCCGGCACTGGTCTCGGCTCTGGTTGGCTTCTTCGTCCGAGCGGATCGATCAATGCCACTCCTGTCGGTTGCTGACGTGAAGGAAAAAGGCTGATGGTGACGTTCAC